GCGCTAAAGAGTATAGCAGAAGAAGAATACGAGAAAGTTTTAAAGGAAAAGTTAGAGGGATAATATGGCACTTCTAAGCGAAAAAGAAAAACAGCAGCTTAAGCAGATTATAGCGGATTATCCGAATAACGAAGACCTGGATTTAACAGCATATATAGCAGAAGTAATAGGTATAACAGGAAAGCACGTAGAAGAAGGCTGGTACAACCAAGATATAAACGATACACACATTACTTTTTACTATATAACGGATACAGACGCAAACCATAGCGACGATAAGAACGAAGCAGAAGAATACTATATACAGGTAGATATATGGAGTGAAGAAGATTGTTTTCTTTTGAAACGGAAAATAAAGAAATTACTTAAGAAGGCGGGCTTTACATATTTTGCGGGGAATGATGATTATGAACAGGATACGAAAATATACCATAAAGCAGCAAGATTTTATTTTTTAATAAATACCGAAGGAGAAGATTAAAGTAATGAAAGTCCAGGAAAATAAGCAGACAATCGAGAGAAGCAGAGTAGTAGGCTTAAAAGACATTTGCGTAGCAGCAGTTACCACAAACGACGCTACAACATATGCAGCGGAAATACCTACCAGGCTGGCGAAAGCAATCACAGCAACTATTAAAGAGACGTTCGAGGTAGAGTACTTATACAGTGACGACGAAGTAGAGGATACTACAGAGACATTTGTAAAAGCAGAGATCGAGTTGGAAGTAAACAGACTGACACCGGGAGATTATGCGCTGTTATTCGATTCTCTGTATAAAGGCGGCTACCTGGTAAAATCAGAGAGCGACAGAGCGAAAGAAGTAGCTTTAGGATTCAGAGCAAAGCAGAACAACGGGAAGTACGAATTTGTATGGTACTATTGCGGAAAAGCAGAGCACCCGGAAGAGTCTTACGAGACGATCAAGGACAAGAAGACGGCGCAGACACAGAAAATTACTTTCACATTCTATGCGAGAAAGAAAGAAGATACAGTAGATGGAAAAGCAAAGCGCTTCTATGCACTTAAAGTAGATGAGTCGCAGTTATTAGAAGAACATACAAACGCTAAAAAAGCTATTGCGGAATGGTTCGGAGCGGTACAGGAATACAAAGCAGATGTAGCAGCGTAAAAAGAGAAAAAAGGGGCGGTGTCAGAATATGACACCGCTAAAAGGTATAAAAATGAGAATTACAATTAACGAAAAAGAATATGAAAGCGGAAAAATTACAAGAGAAAAATACAGATCATTTTGTGAAACGTTCGATAGCTTTTTGAAGAAAGATGCTAATTCTATGGTTTTCACAGATGAAGACTTAGATAAAATGATTGAATCTATCGTAGTGGTATACGGGAATCAGTTTACATTTGATGAAGCCAGCGACGCGCTGGACGAAATCCCGGATATTCTGCTTAATTTCTCACTTATCAATGCGGAAATACTGAATAAGAGCAATTTACAAGCAGAAAAGACGGCAAAGACAGGGAAAGCAAATATTATTACAATCGGCGGAAAAGAATACGATTGCGGAAAGATTGGAAGAAAGAAATACAAAGCTTTCCGCGAGGTATACGAAAGACTGACGCGCCCGGAGAAACAGACATATACAGATACGGAGCTGGATGAAATGATTAACACTATCGTGCTGGTATATGATAATCAGTTTACTTTTGAAGAAGCGAATAAATCTTTAGAAGATGTTTCGGAGATTATTTTTAACTTCGGACTAATTAACGCGAATATCCTTAAAAAGCTTAAGGACGAAGCAGCGGGCGCAAAAAAAAATTTAAGCTCACAGGTGTAATAGATTATTACCTGGAATGTGAGGAAGGAGATAAAAGGCTATACAGAATAACGACATATGCTTACAGAAGATTTATAAAGCTTATGGAAAAAATTAGCCGTACAGATGATGAAGACGACTTATTAGAGCTGTACGCTGCCGTGATACAGGTTGTATTTAACGACAGGGTAGAGAATGAAGAAATAGAACGGCTGGACGTAACAGACATTATAGACACGTTTGGAGCGATAGTAGAAATCATAGATATTTCTGTAAATGAAAAAATAAGGTATCTAGGTACAATGCTGGGCGGAACGATGGAAGAAGACCAGGGTAGTGCGTTCGATGAATACGACCAGGAAAACGGATACATTGAAGAAACGACACAGGAAGATATATGGAGATCATACGGGGATAACCTAGACGCTATCCTACAGATATGTATAAAAAGTATGCGGAACAGCTATAAGGAGTGCTTAGAATCAGATTTAAGCGACTTATTGGACTACGTTGTATTTCAAGTCGAATATGACCGGGAAAAGTAGACATAAGGAGCGTAATAAATGGCTGGTGCAAGTCTCAGAGTAGGGGCGAATACAAGCGAGTTTACCAGTCAAATGAAATCAATGCTTACGCAAATGAAGCTTGTTACCAGTGAATACAAGGTAGAAGCAGCACAGGCGAAAGCATTAGGAAATCAAACAGATTTACTTAAGGCGAAAAAGACGGAGCTTACAAGTAAGATTAAGCTGCAAACGGACGCGATCAAGCTACAGGAAACCAACTTAACAGCCCAGAAGCAGAAGCTTACAGAACTGATCGAGAAGGAAGACAAAGCAAAGCAGAAGGTAGCAGAACTTACAAAAGCCCACGAAGATAGCGTTAAGGCGACTGGGAAAGACAGCGAGGAAAGCCAAAAACTAAATGCACAGCTAGAAGAAGCAAAAGAAGCACACGCAAAGGCTACAAATGCTGTAAAGAAACAGGAAGACGCGATAGCGAAGAATACGGTTAAACTGAATGAATCGAAAGCGGCGCTTACTGAACAGAATACAGCATTAAAAAACACAGAAGAAGAATTAACGAACGCCGGAAAAAAATGGACTGTTTTCGGACAGGAAATACAGACGGCGGGAAGTAACATGGACGAAGCCGGGAACAAAACTTTGAGCCTGGGCGACGTTATTAAAGCTAATCTTATTTCTTCCGCGATCATAAGCGGAGTAAAAGAACTTGCCAATGGTATAAAGGAACTTGCAAAAGGCGCGATAAGTGTAGGAATGGACTTCGAGAGCGGTATGAGCCAGGTAGCGGCTACTATGGGTATGACTACCCAGGAAATAGCCGGGGGAAGCGAAGCTTATACAAAACTGGAAAATGCAGCAAAAGAAGCCGGAAATACAACACAGTTTAGCGCGACACAGGCAGCAGAAGCCCTTAACTATATGGCACTTGCCGGATACGATGCAGACAAAGCGGTAGAGACATTACCAACAGTTCTAAACCTGGCAGCAGCCGGGGGAATGGACTTAGCGACAGCTTCCGATATGGTAACGGACAGCATGAGCGCACTAGGGGACAAAGCCGGAACTACAGAAAGTTTTGTAGATAAAATGGCGAAGACCTCACAAAAGAGTAATACCAGTGTGCAGCAGTTGGGCGAAGCGCTGCTTACTGTAGGCGGAACGGCTAAGAGCTTAGCGGGCGGAGTTACCGAAGCGAATACCGTATTAGGAATATTCGCGGATAGTGGAACAAAGGGAGCGGAAGGCGGAACAGCGTTACGAAACGTTATCTTAAGCCTTACAGCACCGACAGATACAGCAAAGAAGAAAATGCAAGAATTAGGGCTTGAAGTCTTCGATGCAAACGGGAATATGCGACCGTTAAATGAGACTTTCCAAGACCTTAACGGAATCCTGGGGGATATGACCCAGGGAGAACAGACAGAAGTTTTAAATACAATCTTTAATAAAGTAGACCTTAAGAGCGTAAACGCGCTACTTGCGAACAGCGGCGAGCGGTTCAATGAGTTGAGCGGTTATATAGAAAATTCTACGGGAGCTGCCGAAAATATGGCGGCGACAATGAATGATAACTTACAGGGCAAAATTACAATATTAAAGAGTGGGCTTGAAGGACTAGGAATAGCTGCTTATGAAAAGTTCGAGACACCGTTAAAAAATGCAGTAACAAATATTACGAATGTAATAGGAGATTTGCAAACAGATTTAACTAGCGGAGAACTAAGCGGCGCACTTGATAAGATTGCTACAGGGTTCGGAAACCTGGTAGAAAAAGCTAGTGAAATTATTGTGGCAGTATTGCCGAAAATATTAGAAGGGCTGGGCTGGATAGCAGATCATGGAGACACGATAGCCAGCATATTAGCGGCAATAGGTGCGGGATTTGCAGTATTTAAGGTAGCGTCGATAATTAACGGCGTAGTAACGGCTATACAGGGACTTACGGCAGCGGAAGTAGCTTTAAATACAATACAGAAGCTTGTAAATGTAACAATGGCTGCTAATCCGATGATGTTAATTATTACGTTGGTTGCTACACTGGTAGCGGCTATAGTCGGATTTGTAGCGACAAATGAAAATGCGAGAACAGCGGTAGTAAATGCCTGGAACGTTGTAAAAGATACAATAGGAAAAGTAGTAGGAGAAATTGCAAAATTCTTTACAGAAACAATACCGAACGCACTTAGTAAGGTTGTAGATTTTGTAAAAGATAACTGGCAAGATATCCTGTTATTATTGGCGAATCCATTCGCGGGAGCAGTTAAGTTACTGTATGAGCATTGCGAAAGCTTCCGAAACATTGTAGATAATATAGCTTCATTTTTCCAGGAATTACCGGGCAAGATTTGGGACGCAATCCTGGGCGCGGTTACGATTGTAACGACCTGGGGCGAAAACATGAAAACGGCAGTTGTACAGGCTGCTACAGAATTTGTAACAAATGCAGTAACATTTTTCCAGGAATTACCGTATAAAATCGGCTATGTAATCGGTCAAGCAATCGGAAATGTAGTACAGTTCGGTATTGACCTGGTAACATGGGCGACTACAGAAATACCGAATTTTATTAACACGGTAATAACATTCCTGGTAGAGCTTCCAGGAAAAATTTGGGACGCGATAGTAAGCGCGATCACGAACGTACAGAACTGGGGACAGCAGATATACACGGAAGCAACAACGTATATACAAAATACGATAACTTCCGTAGTGGGATTCCTGGTAGAGCTTCCAGGAAAAATTTGGGACGCGATAGTAAGCGCGATCACGAACGTACAGAACTGGGGACAACAGGTATACACACAAGCAACTAATTATATACAGAATACTATAACGACGGTCGTAAACTTTTTATCCCAGCTTCCAGGTAAGATTTGGAACGCAATAGTAAGCGCGATTACAAATATGGCGAACTGGGGGCAGCAGATGTTAAGCCAGGCGAGCGCGGCAGCATCGAATATTTTAAGTAATGTATATTCAACACTTTCACAGATGCCGGGCAGAGTTTGGAACGCAATACAGGGCGCTATACAATCTGTAGCAAACTGGGGAAGCGGACTACTGCAACAGGGCAGAAACGCGGCAAGTCAGTTAGTAAGTGCTGTGATTAACGGTGTAGCTTCGCTACCGTCGCAAATGGCGAGCGTAGGATACAATATCGTAACTGGTGTATGGAATGGAATATGCAACGCCGCTGGCTGGTTCAGACGACAAGTACGGAGCTTCTTTAGCGGAATAGTAGACGGTGTAAAAAATGCGCTTGGTATTCATTCGCCGTCGAGGGTATTCCAGGACGAAATAGGTAAGTACATGGCACAAGGAGCGGGCGTAGGTTTCACAAACGAACTTGAAAATGTCGAAGAAGACATAAATAAGAGCCTGGGAACACTTACAAAGAACGTAGCAAAGATTACACCGATAACAGAAGTTAAGCAGAGTGCGAAAGTAGTAGCGTTGAACAATAGAGTAGATACTACAGAATTTACGGACAATTCAGAGAAGACCGTAATAGTAGAAATTACGAATATTACAGAGCTTGACGGAAAAGAGATAGCACGAAAGACAACGAAGCGAGTAGTTAAGAACGTAACGAAAGAACAGAAAAATAAGCAGAAAGCGAAAGGGGCGGCATAATGAACGGAGTATATTATACAATATACAACAATATTAGGGACAGAGACGCGGGCGTTAAGCCCGTGAGCCGCCCTAATATCCCTACGGCAGAGCAAGAATACGACGAGATAAAAGTACCGGGAAGAGATGGAAATTTATACAGAAAAAAAGGAACGCTAAAAGATATTACTATCGAGATTACTTATAACTTTATGTCGGAATGCCCGGAAGACTGGGCGGAAGACTATAGAAGCATAAAGCGGCGATTCCTTAAGGAAAGTACAGGTATGCTTATGTTTTCGGACGACCCAGGCTATTATTACAAAGTGAAGAAGATTGATATAGGAACAAACGAGCGCTTAGCTAAGCGTATCGGAAAATTCCAGGTAACATTTACTTGCGAAGGATATATGTACCTAACAGAAGGGGCAGAAACCAGGAATTTAAGCAACACACTGTATAATGCTTTTGAAGAGTGCAAACCGGTGTACGAGATCACAGGAGACGGCGTATGCACACTTACTGTAAATGGTACAAAAATTACGGCAAATATCGGCGGGAAGCTGGTAATAGATACTGGGCTGAAACTTTGCTACACGGCGTTAAAGGAAACGGCAAACAGAAGGCTTACAGGGTATTATGAAGACCTGTATTTAAAAGAAGGGGAAAATACATTTAGTGTAAGCCCTGGATTTACAGTTAAGATAAAACCTAACTGGCGGTGCAGATAAATGATAGAGGTATACGTTAAAGGTAATGAGGACTACGAAAGCAATGGAGATATGACCTTAACGCCGACTACGTGCAAAGTAGAACTTACTGTAGAAGGAATAGCAGAGCTTACCTTAGAACATCCTATAGACGACCTGGGGCGCTGGGAATACCTGGTAAATGATAATGTGATAGCAGCACCTACGCCATACTCAAAGAAGCAGCTTTTTAGAATCTATGATTATACAAAGACTGAGACAGAAGTAACGGCTTATGCAAGACATATTTTCTATGATTCTGCCGGGGAAATGCTGGTAGATGTAAGACCGACGGACAAGACAGGGCAAGAAGCGTTAGATATAATCTTAAGCGGCACGAAGTATAAAGCGAAGACAAATATTAAAACGCGATCCACAGCCTACTATATCCGTAAAAACATCATGGAAGCAATCGGCGGGGACAATGAAAACAGCTTTATAAATCGCTGGGGCGGCGAAAGAATGTATGATAATTTTACTGTTATCATAAATGACCGCCTGGGCGGGGACTATGGAGCGTGCGCAGAGTTTGGGCGGAATATGACAGGGATAGAAGCGGACATAAGTATAGACGATGTAATAACGCGAATTATCCCAGTGTCATACAACGGGCACACCCTGGAAGGGGAAGAACCGTGGATAGATAGCCCGATCATTGGAAGCTATGCAAATCCCAGGGTAGCAGTTATTAAATTTGAAGATGTTAAGTTGCTGGAAGATTGCCAGGAAGGGGAAGAAGGATTTAGTACGCTGGAACTTTTAAGGGAAGAACTTAAAAGACGGTGCACGAAAGAGTATGAAAACGGGCTTGATAAGCCGAAAGTAAATTATAAAGTAGACCTGGTAGAAGTTGCGAATACGGAAGACTATAAAGACTACAAGAAATTAACAACAATAGGAATAGGCGACGACGTATTAACAAAGGACAGAAAGCTTAAGATAAATGTAACGGCAAGATGTATAAGGCTTGTGTACGACTGCATAGAGGAAGAAAACGCAGAAGTTGAGCTAGGGAACTTTATAGAAAATTATTTTGACAAGACAACCAGCGCGGCAGATATTATACAGAAAGTAACCAGGGAAGACGGGACGCTTAAGGCAGAAGAAGTATACGGTAAAATCGACGCTGTAAAGGCACAATTAAAAGCCCAGCGCGACATATCGCAACCTTCAGAAGTAAGGGCGGTAATATTTGAAGACCTGGTAGAAGGAAGCCCAACTTACGGGGCTATGTCTATCGGTACAATGGGCTTCTGTATTGCATCAGAACGTACAGCAGACGGGAAAGACTGGGATTGGAAGACCTTTGGAACTGGTAGCGGTTTCTATGCTGATTATATATGTGTCGGGCAGCTTGACGGAGCGCTTATAAAAGCAGATAGCATACAAGCGGAATCTATCAGCATCAACTATAAAAAGTCGGTGGAAACCCATATAAGCGAAGCGGTAAACACTGTAGAGAGAAACTATAAAAATGATATCGACGGGCTCAAAAGCGATTTCAAGAAAACCTACACTACTTTTCAGTATGTAGACGAAACAGCGGGAAACCTGGCAAATGAAGCAGAAAGCAACGCGAACAGCTATACGGAAGAAAAACTTAAGAAGTATGTTACTACGGTCGAAATGGGGACATCAATAAACCAGACAGCAGAAGAGATTAAGACCGAAGCGAGCAAGAAGTATACAACGTATAAGTATGTAGATGATTCCGCCGGAGCAGCAGAAACAAACGCAAAAGGATATGCGGATACTGTAGGAGCGGGAGCAAAGAGTTATACAGACGAGAAGCTTAAGAAATATGTTACTACTACAGAAATGAATACGGCGATAAGTCAGACAGCGGAACAGATCAAGACCGAAGCAAGTAAAACTTATACCAGTTTTCAGTATGTAGATGAAACGGCGGGAAACCTGGCAAGCGAAGCAGAAACAAACGCAAAAGGGTATGCAGATAAGGTAGGCACAGGGGCGAACAGCTACGCCGATACAGTGGGAACAAATGCGAAAAACTACGCGGATACCGTAGGAGCTGGGGCAAAAAATTATACAGATGAAAAATTAAAAGAATATGTTACAACGGATTCTATGAAGACCGCTATAAGCCAAACGGCAGAGTCTATTAAAAGCGAAGCTAGTAGAGAATACGCAACATTCCAGTATGTAGATAATACGGCGGGGAATTTGGCAAGCGAAGCAGAAACAAATGCAAAAGGGTATGCAGATAAGGTAGGCACAGGAGCGAACAGTTACGCCGATACAGTGGGAACAAATGCGAAAAACTACGCGGACACAAAGGCAAATAAGGCGTTGACAGATGCAAAAGCCGACACGGACGAAAAGCTTAAGAAATATGTTACACAGGTTAGCATGAATACGGCTATAAACCAGTCGGCAGAATCAGTAAAAACATATGCAAAAAAAGCAGTAAACGAGCTGAAACATAACTATGTAGAAAATGGAACTTTTGAAAGTGGAAACTTAGACGGATGGAACTTAAGTGATAGCAATAATATTAAAGCTATAAACGACGAATGCTTAGGGAATGTAGCAAGTATTACAAGGGGAACGTCTAACATCTACATGCGCCAAAGCTGGAAACTGAAAGCTGGAACATATACGGTAAGGTTCAAAGCTGGGGCGAACTTAAGAAGCATAAGCAAAGCAAGAATTAGAGTTTCGCTTGGTGAAACAAGTTATTATACAAAAGCCGGAGAACTGGACGACGAAGTATTTAAACAGTATGAAACGGAGATAACTATAAGCTCGGCGGGGACAAAGTACCTTTATGTGTATAACTATGTGGATAACACTACGATTTACATTAAAGACGTTGAAGTACTGGGTAAATACGAAGACCATGCAGAAGCGCAATTTACAGTAGCAAATGACGCTATCGAAGCAGAGGTAAAAAGAGCAGAAGGTATAGAAGACGAACTTAGAAGTGCTATACAAGTAAATGCAAATAAAATAACGAGTAAAGTAGAAAAAGGGGATATGGGAAGCTATATAACCCAATATTACAATAATGTGCTAGTTGCATTTAATAATAGTTCTAAGTATGTGCAAATTTCAGCCGGACAGATCGCTATTTACAATGGAGAAGTAACAACAGAAGGCAAACGAGCAGTATTTGACCAGTCGGGAAATGCATTCTATAGGGATAATTATTTTGTAGGGCGAATAGGTACAAATGAGTGGAAGAGTAATAGTGCGCATAAAGGGCTTACGTTCGATTTGGAATATCAAGGAAAATATATGGCGTGGGCACAAAAAGAAAGTAGCGGCGCGACAAGCTACGATACAATTTTATGCTATTCGAGAGCAAATAGTATCTACACAGA